ATTAATCTCTCCTAGGTGTCCTGGCGGGGGTCGTCAGTGGCTTCTGTTCTGCTGCTTGAGTCTCTGTCACCATCGGTGCTGACTCGGCCCTGGCCTTGGGCTCAGCGTTGATCGGGGCTGGAGGCTCTACAGGCCTCGGATCAGACAGAATGCCCTTTGTAGGGTTCACTGGCTCTCCAGGCTTTGGCACAGGCCTCTGGGCCGATTGCTGTGAGGGCGGAACGTGCAACTTATCACTCATCTTAGTCTCCTCTCGATATGGTTGTTAGTGTGGATTTTTTCATTCCGCAGCTTCCTGCGTTCGTAGCATAGGCGCCAGTTCTTCCCAGGCCTTTTTTATATTCCCGAAGTCATCACGCTCCCAGATGATCCGCTGCGATGGTAGCGACCATGGGAACTGCCCGTGGTGTACTCCGTGCCACTGTATCCAGAACTGTGGAGTCTCCGGAAAGAACGCTGACATTGGACTGGTCTCGACGAACATCAGCCAGGGACGAGTCCCGTGCAAGGCCAGCATCCACGGACCATTGCTGACGAACAGATTGCACTTGGCCGCCTCGTACAAGGCAAGGCGGGCGTGGATGTCCAGAGCGGCATCGGGACAGGTCTGGTATCCAGTGATCGGCTCGCGAGCGAGAGCCGTGTCCCGGATAAAGATCACTCGCTCGCCCCTGCCCTCAAGATACTCAGCGACCTTGAGCCACTCGTCAATGTTCGAGTTGCGGAAGTCGTGCTTGCCCTTGGTCTCGCGTAGAGTGATTGTGATCGGGGCTCGCTTGTCCTTGCCGGAATAGAGCCAGGTGTCGGTCATAGACACTGCAGCTGCGCTCGGCTTCAACAGTGGCACCTCGACACCCTTTGAAGCCAGCTCCACGACCGGGCGAAGAGTATACTTCTCCATCACTGGCGCGTTGTTAGACGCCGCGTCGGGTACAGCCCCGACAAAACTGAGTGATGGGAAGATCACGTTCTTGTAGAACGGCTCCCGCTCGCGCTCATGAAGCGAGCGCTCTTGGGCGGTGTTGAGCATCTTGAAGCCCACCTTTAGTGGCGCTGGCGCCCCGGCCATCTTGCGTACCATCTCGGCGAGCACGAGCCACGCAATGAAATCGAAACAGGCTGGTCCAGCCGAGATATCGTAGCAGATACGATCGGCCTCTGCGAGATTCGCGGGCTCCAGTGGCGCCTCATAGTGAGAATGTGCCCGCGACAGCAGTTGATACTTCAGCGTGTCCAGTCCCCAGTTCGCCACGAACGACAGTTGCAACGCCCCGCCATAGTCAGATACAACATGCTTGAGGTTCTCGCACGCCACAAGTCCTACAAAGCCTATCTGTCCGTGCTCTTTGGCACGCTTGAGCCAACGCTCCAACAAGGCAACAGCCTCGTCGTTACCATCAGCCCGCTTGATAGGAACTTCCATCGGTCGCATACTTCTCTCCTCCAAAATGGCCCAGTGGGCTGTACATACCCACTGGGCAGTCGAGTCAGCGATTAGGCACGTAAGCGATAATCACCTCGAATGCGCCGGTACTTGCAGTACCGGCCCAGGTCGCGGTGATCTTGGTCTCCAAGGTACGGGGGCGGCCAGTGGCCACCGCCATCTCGTCGATAGCGACAAAACCTCCGGTCGTGAGAGCGAGGGTCAAGTCGGTAGCATAGGCGTCGCCATCCGCAGAGGTGACACCATCCGTGGCGTAGCCGATGTCCACAACGTTCGTAGTCCCTGTGAAGTCGGCTGTTACGAAGACTCCGCTGAGCCCCGCGAGCACCAGAGCGCCTGGAGGGAGGGTACCAATGTTCACAACCGTAGCGGCAGGCGTTGTGAGGACGTTGATAGCCTTGCGGAGGTAGTGGACCAGTTGTGCGCTGGCGTAGTCTCGAGCAGGCACGCTGCTGTTTAGAGAGGTTGTCATTGGTGTGCCTCCTAGTCGGCCGCCGACGCGAAGAACCCGGTCGCAACGCCCCACTGCTTCAGGACGGAGCTTGTGTTCGGGTGCTTCTTGAACATCTTCGCCACGCCATAGGCCATCTCGATGCCTGTGCCAGTGATGAAACCGTAGTCGTCCTCTTTACGGAACGTCGGCTTCGCCATCTGCCCCCAAGCAAAGACCGCTGCCTGCTGACCGCACAGGAATACGGGCTCGACTCGGGCTGACGTAGTACCCGCTGTCAGGAGGGTGGTCCAGACGTTGGTTACGAACTGCGAAATCTCAGGCACACACCTGACAATCACGCCGTCATAGATCTGGTCACCATCTTGGAAGATCGGGTTCTTGGAGACGCCACTGCCCTCGCGGGGTCTGGCGTCTTTGTTGATAGTCTCAAGAGAGATCTTGAGATCGCGGAACGCATTAGTTCCGGCGAAGGCAACGAAGTGCTCATACCCGTCCTCGGTCCTGTGGGGCCGAATACGAGGGTTCGCATTCATCGCGATCCGCTTCAGCAACGACAGATTCGTAGCGGTGAACTTGTCGTTGACAGTATCAATGGTCGCCAGCGCAGTCGCGTGGGTAGCATTAAAGTTTGACGTTGCTGCGCCGTAGAGCACCCGATCCGAGTTGTCCGCGTTCCAGGTGTTACGCTGGGCCGCGGTCGCAAGATCGTATTGGATGCCGTTAACTCTCACCCCACCCGAAGAGGCAGGAAGAGTCTCAGAGGGAAGGGCCATCAGCGCAGCGATCAGCTCGTCGCGTTGTAGTTCCTTGCCCCAGTCGCTCAGCAGAGGCTTGGCCTCACCGAAGATATCGGCCGAGTCCTTGTGCTGTTCGGACTTGATAGTAACGACGGCGTGACGTGCCCACTCGATGCGAACCCGCATCCCGTAGTTGTCGATCTTTTCCTCGTTACCTACCAGAGTCTCAGTAGCAACTCCCGCCCCAGTCAAGCGTGTGACCAGAGGGATATTCATGTCCTCGCCGCCCGACTTGAGTTCCTGCCTCATGCGGATGATTGCAGTGAGGCCGGTCCCCTGGTACGGAGAGAACATATTCTCGCGAACGAACTCCCGGTTGATCTCCTGAGTAAACCGGATGAGTTTGTTGTTGGTTTCGATAGTTGACACAGCCATAGCTGTATCCCCTCCTTAAAACTGTATGGTCGTGACCATTTCGGTCAGGACCATACTTATCGCTTGTCGCCCAACGCGTAGGCGAACAAACTTTCGTTGCTCAGGTCTCCAACAGACGCACCGGCGTTAGACGCTGCGGCCGTTGTCCTCGAGAGCGTTGGCGGTAGCCTAACTTCAGAAGGTTTGGTGGCAGCACTTCCGCGGACCTTTTCGAGTACTTTGGCCTGGAATTGAGGATCAGCCATTCTGGCTTCAAGCTGCCTCTCAAACCAAGCGTTCGGATCGTCGCCGACCGAGGCCAGCACAGACTGGCGCTTGTGCCACTGTACCACTGCATCGTATCGGTTGGGCGACTGAACTACTCGCTCGTAGTCAGCGGGGTCGAGACTCTCTGCCGCACGGGCCTGCAAGAAGGCCTGTTCGGCTTCCTCCACCTTGTCCTCACCGTGCCTTGCCGCAGCGACCATCTTGCCCATATACATCAAGTTTCGTCGAGTTTCCTCGGCGTAGGGCTGGAGGGTCCGCATTATCAGCTGTTGTGTCGCTGCGTCAGGATTATCGAAGAAGTCCGGCTGCTTTTGGTTTTGCTGGATATGAGCCGCGACCTCGTTCAGACGCGCTTCGAGCATCCGCGCGCGGTCTTCGGCCATTCTTCGAGCTTCGGCCTCCTCTCGGAGTCGCCAGGGCGGAATAGTGGGCTCCGCTGGCGGTTCGACTGGAGGTGGTGCAGGTGGTGGTTCCGGCTCCGGCTCGGACGCTGCCGGTTCTACCGGAGGCGGCTCGAGTGCCGCAGTTGCCGTGTCGAACAGCTCTTTATCGGATGGCTGTTCAAGAGTCTTTTCGTCTGCCATTCTCTCTTCCTCTCCGCCGTCTCGTCGCGGTCACGATACTGTAGGACTATCGTTCCTACGGACGTGTGCCATATCGTAGGCACTGACGTTATCGACGCTGGTAGTCTCCCGGCTTAAGCTGATCTATTCCTCCGCGCCGCTTCGGTGCCACGCTCGGTAGCTTTCCTCCGGGATCGGCCTCGGCGAATTCCTTGCCGACCTTCTTAGGGATACCAATAGTGCTCTTGCCTGCGGCTGCAGCGTGCATTGCGCGTCTCTGGGCCTCTGATACTGGGGGCATCACTTACCCTCCTTCTTCTGATGTGCTTGAAGGGCCTCAAGAATGGATCGCATCTCTGGATCAAGCGCTGCAGCAGCCCCGCCTCCGCCGCCCGCAAGACCAACGAGGATCGTGTCGATCTTCTCGTCCGGGAGAAACTGTCTCAGGATTTCACGGCGCCTCTCAAGCGCAGGACCAATAAGTCTCTTAGTTTCTTCTGTAGCACTCAAAGCCTTAACCACTTCCTCTTGGGGGAGACGTAGCAGCGCCTCTCTCGCCGAGGCCCCAAAATCGGGTCTCTTACCATATATATGAGACCCCATTATGTCGGCTTGATCCCACTTTACATCGCTAGGACTAGAACTGAAAGCTCTCTTTTCACCGAAAGGATTATAATCAAGAGCAGCTCCAAAATCTATTCTTGCAGGTTTACCTGCTGTCGGTACCAGCACATTATGCCCGTGCAGATCAGTATTTTTCAACCAAAGATCAGTTGCCATATGCTTACTAAGGTCCTTAGTAACGCTCTCTGGTACAGTGTAACTAGGATAGAGGTCTGCAAGAGTCTTGCCAGGAATGATCTTGCTGGCTATTGCAGGGTGCCCTTCTCTGACTGCCCTGTAAGTCTGCGGAACCGGAGCACCCGTCAAACCATACAGCTCTCGAGCTATACGCTCAGTCTGAACGTGTCCCTCTGGTCCCGACTTCAAGTAGAAATCCTCACCGGTTGGAGTACGATAAAGTCCACCCGGACTCACACCGCCTCGCGGTCCAACTTGTGTCCATCCAGCTGTGTCAATCTCCGGAACGAACTCTTTACTGTACTTTGGAGTATGTACAGCAGGCATCGCAGGTGCCGCCTCTAACGCCTTAGTTATATCGCCCTTAGATACGAGATATGGATCTGAAGGCGGTGCTCCAGGTCGCTTAGCACGTTGTAGTATCTCTTCCAACTCCCTTAGTCGATCTGTAAACGGCGGCCTAGCTGGCCCCGCGCCCAGAGCGCCCTTCGGCGCGCTTACTGCTGTTCCTCCCATAGGCATCATGCCCAATTCCAGTACCGGCTTCGGGTTATAGTCCCCGCCGAAGGCGGCTGACAGGGACTCTCGTTTCGCGTCCTCGATAGTCTGGGCCATTCCCTTAGCGGCTCCGATAGCCATCTGTCCGGGCACGCGCTGGGCTCGACCCACAGCTTTAGCGTACTGGGCCAGAAAATCAGTCCAGCTAGGAGCCTCTAGCTCTTCCAGTTTACTGGCCATCTACATCACGCGTGAATAGCGAACCCGAACACCTTCCAGCCCAGCAGGAAGAACAGCACGAACACTAGGAAGGTCATTCCCCCTATGTGCCGATCACCTTCCCAGGGCCGACCCCATCCCCAGAAGATCAGTGACAGGATCATGAGTAGCCAAAAGATAAATCCTATAGACATGTTACGCTCCATTTCCGTTGGTTTGAGCGGCAGGCTTCTGTGCCGCTTGTCGTAGACTCATTTGATGCTTTTCTTCGGCCTGTCGCAGGCCCATATCATTCTTGACCTGGTTCATCTGGAGGTCCTGTTGCGACTTCACCTGATTGGACTGCAGTTTGGCGAACTCTCCACTGATCTTGATCTGAGACAACTCGCGCTGGGACTGGACTTTGGCCGCAAGCTCTTGTTGCTTGAGGCCGTGTTCCTCGCGCTTCATCTGCATATCCATCTGCTTCTCTTGGAGCGCGCCCGGATCGCCCTGAGCAGTCTCCTGGGCCTTGGCGAGGTTCAGTTGGGTCTTGGACTTGGTTTCGTCCACCTTCGCGGCTTCACCCTGAAGGGTGATCTGTTTGCCCTGCTCTTGAACCGGATCAGGTTTGTTCAGGATAGCCAGCAGCTTGCGTTTCACACTCGCCTGGAGCGGCGATAGTTCGAGGAGGATCTGTGGAGGTATATTCGCGCCCTGCGCGGTCAAAGCGACCAACGTATCGTAGGCGTCTGCCATCATGTTAATCTCGTCCGGCCCCTCGTCCAGTATGAAGTTCACATCGAGCTGTCCGACCGCATTTATCATCCTGGGCATACCCGTGCGCGGGTCTATTCCGACCCCGTTCAGTGTTACCGTCTGCTCGATGCCCTCCACGTCAGTCACCCTGATCCAGCGCTCTGCGACCCAATAACGCTGGACGGCGTTCCATATAGCTCGATAGACACGGAGCTTCCAGTTCTTGACTCCGATAACGAAGGGACCGAGTTCGGCGATCCCCGCCTGTTGTAGCAGATTGATGGCTCGACCGGACTTGTATTCCAGTCCTTGACCAATGAGTGCAGGATTTGGTCCGAAGTTTTCAATCTCATTTTTGGCGTCCTCTAGAAACTTCAGTTGGCCCTCGACGTTCGCGATCCTCGCCGCGTCGTCGAACTCCATCTCGAAGCCCTTGTTGTAGATAACTATACCGTCTGGGCGAACTGCCTCACGACGAGCTACTTCCACGTCAGCAAAGGCCCCATCTTCGGCCTTGATCCGCCTTGACATCAGCTCGTGCAGACCCTTTGACCGCCGCTGATTGATCTCGTCCTGCGATGATCGCAAGTTGCGAATAAAGCCGTAGCGATCCCCATCGTGGTCTACAAAGGCCGAGAACATGATGAATTTGCAGATGGGCTCATTCTTCTCGTTGAAGAAGTATCCCTTGCCTTCACGCAGCTTGTGCGCGCCCGTGAACAGACACCAGCACCATCCACCCTTGTGGCGATACCAAATCTCGACCACTCGAATGCGCTTGTACTGAGGACTTACATCGAAGAACCGCTTTTCGCGGTCGGGATCAGAGGAGAGGTTCGATCCGCGCTGAAACGAGTTCTTGATTTCCTCTTCCATATCTGGGGCGAGGTCGATAGCATCGTCGATATCAAGCCACTTTCCCACGCCCATAAAGCGAGCATCGCTGAAGTCACGCTCATACGAGCGCGGGTCGTAGAAGAAACTGTCCGTTTGGACGTGAGCAAATCCGATGTCCATGTCTCCAGCGTCGCCGCGCTCGAGTATCATCTCAATCCCGCCCAGTCCATCCACGGCTCCGTTCTCGATGGCGCTGGGAAAGTGCTTCTCTCGCAGGTCGTTGTTCACGACGTAACGAACTGTATGCGTGGCTAGTTCCGCGGCTGTCTCGTCAGTGGTTCGCGGATTGGTCGGAAAGCCCTTCGGGTCCTGCTTGAGCTTCTCCATCAGCCCGACAATAGAGTCCACTTTTCGCGAGATACGATTATAGGTCACCACTGGTTGTCTGCGCTTGTTAAAGATTTCGACCTGGCCCGTAGTCCACTGTGCGCCGTGGCGGTACTGTCGAGCGTTCTTCTGCTCTTGGATTTCCTCCTGCTTGTCAGCCAGATAGTCCTCATACGCTTTGACGCACTTGCCATGCGACCAGTACTTGGCCTTGTCCTCATCAGCCGCATTCTCCTCGCGCGGCCGCTTCGCGCCAGGCATCAGGGGCGGGCTAATATCGCGTCTCTCTGCTTCGTAGGCCATTAGCGGCGTCCTATAACGTATCTGTGTGTTCTCTTACGCTTTCCGTAGTCCGAGGAGAGGTTTCTGCCGATTGGATAGGTGTAGAAGTCCGGCGGCGGCTCCGGCTCGGGCTCTGGGGGAACCGCAGCTGCAGCTATCGACCCAGAGATAGCCGCGTCGGATATTGCAACTGCGCCAATTCCAGCATCGTCCATCACAGTCACTCGTCTTAGGCCTT